ATAATGACAACTCCGCAGTACTTGCAAGTTCGGTGAGCACTGATGTCACTAAACTTACTCTTAGTAGCACCACAGCATTCACTAAGGGTGATAGGATCATCATTGATGATGAGATTATGTACATCAGGTCTATCTCTGGTCAGGATATTACAGTCTATAGATCTTATGATGGAACTGCAGCTGCAACACACGAAAAAGATGCGTCAGTCGATATTCTTAATGCAGCAGACGATGCTCTGATTGAATCTGGAGATGACTTTGGATTTAATGAGACTGTTTCATTCTTCACAGACGGTAGAAATTATAGTCCAGGTCAAGGTGTAGACGTTTGAGGTAACTTATGAAAAACTTTGATTCTATAGAAGACGCTCTTGATATTGAAACTTCCATTGTACCTATGGAAGAAGAACCAAAACCTGTCAAGGCTCCACAAGACGTTGATCAGATTAAGAAAGACTATGATTATACCAGAGGTAATTTGTATTCTTTGATCGAAAAGGGTCAGGAGGCTGTGAATGGTATTCTGGAACTTGCACAAGAATCTGATTCTGCCAGGGCATATGAAGTTGCGGGTCAATTAATCAAAAACGTTGCTGATACAACAGATAAGTTGATTGACCTCCAGAAGAAAATGAAAGATCTTGATGAAGAACCAAATAGAGGCCCAACCAATGTGACCAATGCATTGTTTGTTGGTTCAACTGCAGAATTATCAAAACTGTTGAAGGCAAACAAGAAGAACGAGGAAACTAAATAGTTAGAAAAGAGCAATGGCTGCAATTCCATCAATTAACATCACCATTCCTCAAGGTGCAGATTTTACTGAAACGTTTGTTTCTACAGAATCTGATGGAAGCTCTTCTAACCTGGCAGGATACACAGGAAAGGCTCAGATCAAGAAACACCCAGACGCAACATCTTCAAATTCTTTTTCAGTCTCAATTACTGCAGCCACTGGAGAAGTTGCGATTGCAATGACATCAGGTGTCACCTCTGGATTAACCGCAGGTAGATATCTTTATGATGTCTTACTGACTTCTTCCTCTGGTAGCGTTTCCAGACTCACTCAAGGAATGGCTTTGGTAACAGCAGGCATTACTACCTAAACAAATGGCCGTAGTTAAAAAAGCACGAGCAACTTCTAGTGTTATAAAGAAGACACAAGCCAAATCTGCATCAGTAATTTCCACACGTAGTCCATCACAGATGGAAGAAATGGGAGATACTGATTTTGGAACACTAGATGCGACGAAAGATGGATATATCGTTTCATATGACAGCACCACGGATAAGTTTGTATTAATTACGGCAGACCAGTTATTGACAACTGCAGCCGAAGACTCTGATATTGATGATTCATTCATCACTGCTTTGGAAGGTGAGGTCAACCTTGGTGATGTTCAACTAAACACTCTTGATGGAGGCACGTTCTGATGCCAACAAGATTCAGGGATTTGGGCAGTAACAATTTTGGATCGTTGAATGCATCCAAGAATAAAAATTTAGTTAGATATAATGCAACTTCTGGTAAATTTGAAACCATAACGATTGATGATTTATTAGGTCTTGCCGAGAATATCCCAGAGACTTTTACAGACTTTGTTGAACAAAACATTGATGTAAACAATCTTCAACTTGAAGGAGTTGATGGAGGGACTTTTTAATTTATAAATAATACTAAAAAGGAAAACAAGTAAATGGCTTCTCCTGTAATTCAGTTTAAGAGAGGTGCCTTTGCTAATTTGCCTGGACTCCAGGCAGGTGAACCCGCACTCACAACTGATACCTTCGAACTTTATGTTGGTATCAACAGCACTACTGGTGGAAATAAATTCTTTGGTTCTCACCGTTATTGGACTAGAGAAGGTGCTACAACAGGAAGTTCTGTAAATCTTGTTGAAGGATCATCTAATGGTTCCAACTACGTAGCGTTAAAGTCTCCTGATAGTCTTGCAGCTAACGTAACATACACTCTTCCAGGATCTGATGGAACTAATGGCCAAGTTCTGGTAACAAACGGATCTGGAACCCTTTCATTCACCACTCTCTCATCAAGTCTCAGTCTTGCTGGTGACAGTGGTACAGATACTCTGACTGTTGGTACTGACACTCTTACATTTACTGGTGGAACTGGTATTGAGGCCACAGTCACCAATAACCAAGTTTCTTACGGTCTTGACGCACAACTCGTCGATATTGCTGGTTTAACACCTTCCGATGGTGGAATCATTATTGGTGACGGTACAAATTTCGTCGTAGAGTCTGGTGCAACTGCCCGTGCTTCTCTGGGTGTTGATGCTGCAGGTACTGACAACTCAACAGACGTTACATTAGCAGGTCAGAACTATCTGTCCCTCAGTAATCAGCAAATTACTGCTGCCCAAATCAATCTTGCCAGTCACGTAACTGGTTCACTCCCCAACGCTAACCTTGCTAACAGCACCATTACTGTAAGTGATGGTTCCAACAGCACTGCAACTGCACTTGGTGGAACTATCACTTTCAGTGCAACCGCAAACGAAACGACCGTTGTAGAAAGTTCTGGAACTGTTACCATTGGTCTTCCCAATGATGTTACAATTTCGAATGATCTGACTGTTACCGGAAACCTGATTGTTAATGGTTCTACCACACAGGTCAATACAACAACGACAACCGTTGATGATACCCTGTTTGACCTTGGTACAGTAAGTGGTTCTGCACCATCTTCTGACCTGAATAAGGATATTGGTATCCTGTTCAACTACTATTCAGGTTCCGCAAAGAAAGCTGCAGTATATTGGGATGACAGTGTTTCAAGAATTGCTGTTGGTGCTGATGTTTCAGAATCTTCAAGCGTTCTGACTGCAACCACATATGCAGCACTTGAAATCGGTGGACTGTGGGTTAATGATTGTGCTGGTCAGTCACAGGTTATCAGTTGCTCTGGTTCTACCAGAAGTCTTCAGAACATCGTTGTTGACGGCGGAACATTCTAAGATTAATTCCATAATTCTAAATAGAGGGGCACAAGCCCCTCTTTTTTATGAATGAACAAGATTTAAAATATCTGATTACATCGTATCAACAAAAATCTTTTGACTTATTTTCACAATCAGTTGCTACGGATGCAAAGATTAGACAACTCACTGACTTGATTGAGTCATTGAATACTAAAATAAAGGAACAACAGGAAGAACTTGACAAATTGTCAACAAAACCAAAAAGAACTTCACAGAAGGAAGATTTTTCATAACTAAATACCTTTAACACTCAGTATATACTGAGTTCTGTGGTACATACCATCATAAGAGGTTGAATGGCTGATCCGATTATCAGGATTAAACGGTCGTCTGTTGCCGGCAAAATTCCAACTAGCGATCAACTGCCATTGGGCGAGGTAGCCCTTAACACCTATGATGGTAAACTATACGCATCAAAAGACGTTGGTATTGGAACAACGGTATTTGCTGTCAACTCGTGGTCATCGGGTTTAGGCACAGATTCGTATGACATTTACTTTGCAGAGGGAAGTGTTGGTATCGGTAGCACCGTTCCAACAGCAACTCTTGACGTAATTGGTGATGCGAATATTGTTGGTGTATTAACTGCAACTTCATTCGTTGGTGATGGTTCAGGATTAACAAACATCACTGCAGCCGGAACAATAAGTGTCGCATCAACAGTAGGACCTGTTGGTACTGGCGTAACTTTGTTGGATTTTAAAGGAAGTGCTATTTCTTCCTTGACAGTTTCTGCTGGAATCGCTACCGTTACTACAAGTTCAAATCCAGGTCTACTCCAAGTCTCCACCAGATCTGGAACTGCAACTGTAAATTATACGGTAGGACAAACGAATTCTTTCGTTGTTAACGGAAGATCAACCAACACCACTATCACCCTCTAAGTTTTAGAATAATGGCAAACAGATTTCCTCTTATTGTTAATTCCGGTTCTAATGCGATACAGGAACTGGCTGCTGGTGACAACTTAGACCTGACTAGTTCTGGTATTAGTAATGTTGGTGACATCAGTTCGGTTGGAGTTGTTACCGCAACAACTGTCAACGCAACCACTGCAGTTCAATTGAATGGAACTTCGTTGCCATCTATTGATGATGTCACAGCTTTGTCTATCGCACTGGGATAAAATATAAATACTAAAATAATAGTCTCATATCAATGAAAAACGGGAAGTGTCCTGCGGGAGAATACTATTGTTACACCAACAAGGAATGTAAACCCATTCCTGCTGGATTTATGGTTGACCCCGAAGGTATGCTCCGTAAAGAGAATGGAGCCTCTACAACTAGTGAGGGGTGGAGTGCAAAATATAAGAAGTCAATTGACTGTGATAATCCCAAAGGGTTTTCCCAAAGAGCTCACTGTCAGGGTCGTAAAAAGAAAATGAAAGAATCCAAAGACCACGAAGTTGCGATGGCACAATCTCAATTGAAAAATATTGAGAAGAACGTGAAGAGTCTTAAGAAGAAACTTGGAACCAAAGAGAAAGATATTCCTGCTTGGATGCAAGATAAGATCAGTAAGACTCATCACAATATGTCTGCTGTTGGTGAGTATCACGAAGAACAAGTGGTGAATGAAGAAGGCCTTCGTGATTGGTTTGGTAAGTCTAAATCAAAGGATGGTAAGAAAGGTTGGGTCAACGTTGTAACAGGCGACTCTTGTGCAAGTGACAAACCTGGTGAAGGCATTCCTAAGTGTGTGTCTTCTGCAAAGAGAGCCAGTATGTCGAAGAAGGAAAGACTTGCTGCAGCTGCTGCAAAGAGAAGAGAAGATCCAGGTCAACAATCAAAATCTGGTGCCGCAAAACCAACCAACGTAAAAACCGACAGAAAAGTCAGGAAGGAAGAAATGGAACTCTGCCCCGTATGTGGATTTGATCCTTGCCAGTGTCTGGAAGGAACTGTAACCGAAGCGAAAGATAAGAAGGCTAAGGGTAGTGGTAAGAAAGATGCTTGTTATAACAAAGTCAAATCACGTTATGATGTATGGCCCTCTGCTTATGCATCTGGAGCTCTTGTGAAGTGTCGTAAGGTTGGTGCTGCAAACTGGGGCAATAAGTCAGAAAGTCTGTCACCAATGTCACAGAAAATTATTGCTGAATTTTTTGGGCCATTCAAATCAAAGGAACAAAAAGAAAAAGAGGCTAGAGAGTCAGAAGTAAAAGCGGCATTGAAAAAACGCTTACCAGGTTATGATCCAAATGCAGGAACTACCACAACAGTTCAACGACCTACATTACCCCAGATCTTAGCTCCATATAGGGGACAAATGGGATTAATGTCTCCTGGAGATAAGACCGGTACTCCAACTACACCACCAAAATCATGGAGACCAACTAGTAATGATCCTACATGGAAGCCATATGTAGACAGATACAATACAGTTCGCGGAAAAGACCAACTATCAACGGACGCCGCATCGATTCCAAAACCAAAACCAAAACCAAAACCCGTAATAACAACACAACCACAACTGAAACCTGGTGTAACAAGAGATCCGTTCGCTCCTCTAGGAAGTGATAGTAATCCATTACCATCAAATAAACCAAAACCTGTGGTTCCTGTAGCAGCAAAACCAAAACCAAAGGTCAATCCATTCCCAACCAGGGACTCTATCAAACCAAAGACTCCCAATCCTTTGATGAGTGCCAACCCACCTAAGTCAACGATGACTTATAAGACACCAAATCCTTTGATGAGTGCTAACCCACCAAAGTCGAAGATGACTTATAAGACTCATAATCCTTTGATGGATAAAACTTTTGGATATCAAACTGGCAATGCGCCAGACCAAAGATTGAGCAGACTTCAAAATTCTTATGAACCAGAGGGTGAAGTAGTTGATGAGAAGTGCTGGGTTGGTTATACTCAAAAGGGAATGAAAAAGAAAGGAAACAGAGTAGTTCCTAATTGTGTAAAGACTGAGCAGTATGATTCCAGAAATCCTAAGGACAGGGGAAACCCAGATAACTCTCTGAGAAGAGCTGTAAGGGGTATGGGAGAGGATCCAAGCAATGTTCTTCCATCAAAGTTGGTAAAATCTGTCAAAGAGGAGATGACTCGTATCAATGAGAACGGTCAGACCTATGCAGTTATTTTGACTTGGAGAGGTAAGACATATACTTTCCAGATGTTTGTTCCTACGATGAGAAGACCCTCTAAACAGGAAGTTGAAGCCCAGGTAAGAAAGGTTTATCCAGATGCAAGGGTTCTGCAGTTTATGCCCAAACAGTATGATCCTGCTGACCCTACCATTATGATTCCTGAGTCTTATGTTAAAGAACAATCAGTTCCTGTTACTGCATACAATAAGGGAGACAGATTTACAGGAAGAGCTGGTGCGATGACACCAGACGAGATTAGGAGAGCAAACGAGGGTTCTGCAAATAGAATTAGAAAAACCATCAAACTTGCAAACTCACACGAGCCTGAAGGTGAGATGGTTGAACAAATCAGAGCTGGTAAACCAGGTGATGGTTGGATTGGGCCAACTGTAGGTGGATATGGTATTCCGAATCCAATCAGAGTATTGGGACAAGATCCTGCAGATATTCAGATTAGGAGACTTAGACAGAAAGTGAAAGATGTTAATGCAGCTGGTGGAGGATATCTTGGTAACATCAAACAAACTGGACAAAAAACTTATAACTCACAAACCAGTGACGCATATAACAAACTTTTTGGAACACCAAAAAAAGAGTTGAGATCTGATTCGTATAAACCAGAAGGTGAAATTGTTTCCGAAAGTAATCCTTACAAAGTAGGTGACACAATTCCAGATTCCGCAACAAAACCAAAAAAACCAAGTAAGTTTGGTGTTGATAAGACGGGTCTCAAAGGCCCAGAAAAACCTCTTGGTGAAGCAGCTGCTTGGACAAAGAAGTCTGGTAAGAATCCAGAAGGTGGACTGAATGAAAAAGGACGCAAGTCTTATGAAAGAGAGAACCCTGGTAGTGATCTCAAAGCCCCTTCAAAGAAAGTCGGTAACAAGAGACGTGCATCATTCTGTGCAAGAATGAAAGGTATGAAGAAGA